TTTCACGTAGAAAAAGGCCGCCCATTCAAACCGCTTGGAAGTATGTGGCTAACACTTACAGCTAATTACCGTGAAAACGAAGTGATACCCGAATTTACTTTTTGCCAACAATACTATGTTTAAAATACCTTTATGCCTTGAAGTCATTGCAGGTGACGAACAAGACGAGATGCTTCAAAACATGGGTTTAAAAACCAATTCGGTTGACCCATACGACGAACAAACATTTATCGTTTGTTTTTACAAAGTCGATGCAATTACAACCGATACAAGGAGTACTGCAAAAAAACCGCTCACCGTCATATATTGCGGTGAATTTGCTTATCTATGCAAATTAGACATGGCAACCCTTGTGGATAGAATTGCTGCTGTATCAATCTAACAAAGTGAAGTCAATAACCTGACCGGGGTTAAATCGTTTTATTATTTCAAACCAGTGAGCATCAGGAACCGTTTGGCAACCTGCACTCCACTTGTTTACAAAGTTTCCTATACCTGCCCGGTGGAAGTTTATGCCATAAAGACCGAATTGCTTTGTCACCCCGTCAACTAAATTGTTTTTATTGCCGTCACGCTGAATGGTAATGGGTAAAACCTGCTGGAAGTAAGGCGCACCCAACCAAAGGTTTTTCCAGTTCGCACCTGTCACAAATCTGTGCGAATTTGTGACTTGTTGTGCAACGGCAACGGCTGTGCCAGTAACACCGCCAACGGTCAAAGGATTGTAAACGTAAAAATCACCAGCCGTTGTGGATGCCGGTGCCACATACACAATCCTGCCGTTTTTGTAGCATACCACAAAATCATCGAATTTATTACTGAACACCATATCCGTACGCAACCACACCAACCCATCAACCGGCATCACGTATTTGCGGGCCTTTATTTCGGCTTTTATGTAGTTGTCAAGTGCATTGATTGTTTGTGAGCCAATCACCCCGTCATTGGCAATTTTTGCTCCTTTTGTGTTCAGGTATATTTGCAGGTTTTTCATGCGAGTAGTTTTTTATCCCTTGTTTTTATCTCTTGGCAGAACGTAATTGCAGGCTTTCCCATCCGCCCCCATGCTTTCCGTGCATCGTTTTCCGTGCGGTAAACGCAGGGTTTTATCACCGCATTAAGTTCGGCAGATGGATGCCATTGCCCGTCTTTGCAATAGTAAAAATCTTGTATGCCTTGCTGTTTAATTAGTGTAAACATTCTACAAAGTTACTTTGCAACAGCAACCAATCCAAACACAACCGCAATCGTTTTCCATAAATTCGTCTTTACACGCTCTTTTTTTACTTGTTTGGCACAATCACTCATCAATTCTTTTTGAGTGGCTGTAATCGCCTCTAAATGCGAAATTACGCTATCTTGATAAATAACCACTTGTCCTTGATTTGCAATTATTAAACTATCCTCAAAAACAATCTCTTTCATCAGGGCATTTTCAGACAGCAGATTTGCAATGCCAGAAGTGTCGCCAACGAGTGCCTCAATGGTCAGCGTGTCGTGGACATATTTTGTCCTGATTTCACGCAAGGTTTTTATTTTTACTGCACGGCTATTCAGCAGGGTTAAATACTCGGCTTTCAAGCTGTCGATTTCTGCCTTGTATTTGTCCACTTTGCCTTGCATGGTGTCTACATTTTGCCGTGTTTGGATTGCATCCTCACAACTCCGAGTGCTAAACACAAGGAAAAAAAGCAGAAAAACAATAATACCTGCATTTACCCACCTCATTCCTCTGCGAAAAAGTTTGTGACAAATTTGCCAACCGCACCCAGTACACCGCACAGCAACATCAGTTTTGGGTGGTCAAGGTTTAACCCGGCAACAAACAAAGATGCAGCCGCAATGCTGTCCCCCAAAACACGAAAGCGTTTAGGTGTTGGTGAGAAATAGTTTTTCAATTTCATCTTCCTTGTCCTACGTACGGCTTGCTGCTCTTGTGTTTGTTGGCTGACTTTTTGTGCCTGCCCAATCTCTTTTTGGGTTTCGGTTGCCATTTGGTTACCTCTTTACTTTTTGCCATGTTTAAAAAACTTGTAGATGCCTATGCAAGACAGCACCAATGCTGCGGTAAATGAAAGGAATTGAATAATGGGCAGCAACTTTGCTGCTGCTCCTGCAACCCATAATAACCAACTGCCCACTATTGTTTCGTTCAAATTTTTCACGGAAAGGGCGGTGATGGTTTTGGTACAAACGGGATAAGCGGCAAATCTTTCACCCACATAAAATCAGGGTTTACGCACTGGGAAATCTCCTCAACCGAAATCACCCACTTGTCGTCAGCATCTTGGATAGGGTTGAAATAGCTATCGGCCATATACCATTGACCGATTAAGCTGTCTTTGTCTTCGATTGTCAGCACACCAACGTAGGTGCTGTATTGTTCCGGTGTTATGTCTTTTATGGTAATCATACGTTACGAGATAAAGTTGTTTGATATGCTTGTACAGCAGTATAAAAGTTAGCGGCTTCGGTGTCGGTTAGGCCATCACCGATTGATGCAAAGGCACATTGATATGAATTATAGAAAAAAACTCCACTCGTATCATTTCTTGCTCCTAATAATACGCTAATATTTGGCAATGCAGTGATTGTACTTGTATTATTAGCTATATTACTCAAATTTCTAAACAGTTTAATAACACTTAAAGATGTTCTTGTTGCGTTAAAAAAACCTTGTGTATTGGTAGGGGTATAACTTGCAACCGATGAAACATCACCTATACAAGTGTTAGCTGCTGTATAGTTATGTTGAAAAAATAAAGTAGACGCTGAACATCCATCTATTTTATTACCTATTAAATCATTTGTTCTATTGTACTTTGCAAAGTGAGCTGAACTTGTAGATAAAGACGAACTTGGGTTTAACTTCGTATCAGCATAGCCATTGGTTCCATTTGGCAATGCGCCATTGCTGCTATGTGTCCACCCACCTGAAAAAACCAACCTAAATGCAGCATCCAAATCCCTTGGGTCTTTTAAGTTGAATTTGTGGGCCGAAGCTGTACCACCAACGAAGGGATAAATGGCTTTCATTTTTGTCCAAATCCCATATGTTTTTAGCGAAGTAACAAGGGTATTAATGGCTGATTGCTGTGTGGCATCCGTTATGGCTGCCGCTGTAATAAAAGCCTGCGCATCGGCATCGGTTCCGGCACCGCCTGCCGCCACAAAACTTTGAACACCAATGCCCCGCCTTATCATACGTTATATGCTACGATTGAACCGCTTGTCAGCGTGATGCTGCTGATGAATTTGCCCTCTTGAACACTGATGAATGTGCCTTGTTTCAGTGTTACATCAGTTAGTCCGATTGAGGTCATAAGGCTTGCGCTATTCTCGTCAAGGCAAGCGGAAACAACCGCATCTGCATTAACGACAAATCCTTGAAAACGGCCAGTATTTGCCGATGTGTTGCTGATAACTTTGCAGCCAGTAAAGCCGCTCATAAATTCTAATGAAGTACTCATATTATTCTATTGTTGGAAATGTTAAATTGTTATTGGGGGTGTCGCAGTAATCACGTAGGTTGCTGCAATGAAATTCAATGACACAGGCAACACCGCTCACGATGTCTGTCTGTGCGTCATAAAAGGGTGTGATGCTGTCAGCAATCACCCACGTTCCTGCGATGTTGTCACGATAAACGTAGCGCAGCATGGAGTAAATATCCAGCATCACGGTGTGCATATCGGATATGCGTTCCACCGCATCGGTAAAATCTTCCCGGTGGCGGTCAGCAATGGCAACGGCAAACCGATAAATCACCTTGTCAACCGTTACCTGCGAGCCGTCGGGAAAAATCCTCATTAACGGATAAAGCTGCTCCCCGCTCGTGTTGATGTTTGGCTCAACATTAACGATTGTTGCCTTTATCTGCTTGTGATTTTGCCCTGCTCTTGTCAGTGCTGCCAGTAGCTGATTGATTGTTACCACTTAAAAATAGCTTTAATTTGTTTTCGTTCTTAATACGTACTTTGTTCATCTAAAAAAACCACGTAAAAATTTATATTCCTCATCCTCACCCAGCATAAAACCGCCAAAAATGACCTGCTCTTGCGGTGGAATGGTGTCCAATCCGCTTGCAGGTGTCTTGTATTCGGGGAATAAATCCATGTTTTCACACAAATACAACCGCATTCTTTCGGCATAATACTCGGCTTTTTGCTGATAACGCTGCTCAATCATGCGTAACTGGTCAACATCAATGGCATTTGCGTTCTCTGCACCCCGTGTAGCTACCGATTTATTCATCATTTTGAACGTCATGGGTAGGATGCTATCCGTAATAACGTAGTGATACAGGCAAGGTGCGATGTATTTGTTTACCAAAGTCAGGTAATTACCCGCCAATCCGGCCCCGTTTATGTCGTCACAAAGTTTATCGTAAAGGGTTGAGCCGATTATATCCCGAATATAAATGTCTTGGGCGGTACGCATGGCTGTTTGTAGCAGCTTGCTGTCTACATTCTCGTCAATCGGGGTGTTCTTTTTGACGTCTTGCTCTGATATGAAATATGCAAATGTTGCCATTATGATTTTCTCCTTACTACTTTTTGCGACCACTCATGCCGACAATGCGGAATGTGCAATGGTGGCTCACTATTTGGAACAGTGTACCAACCACCACGACGAAGCCATGCGTTGTAACCTACTATGCCGCTTATTTGGTCTATTTCTGCACGGGTGTATAGCTTTTTCAAGTCGGTCATTTTGATACAGAACTCACGCGACTTTCCACCTGGTTGCAAAGGCAGTGCATCAGGGCTTAAATCGTATTTGTAACGCACCTCTATTTTGGGCAATCCCTCGTCTTGAATGTCTGCCCTCCCAATGTCGGTGATTTTGATTGCGTTGTTTGTCCAGTTCAGCTTGCCGTCGGATTGCAGTTTTTTCAGGATTTCGATTACCTCTGGTTCATCCAATTTTACGGCATCAGCAATGTTTTTCACCGTGGCTTTTTCATCAGCCGTAACCACCGCAAGGACTTTTTTCTCTTTTGTGTCAAGGGCAAACAACATTGGCACGTCTTCAAACTCATCAGCACTCATACCGAACTTGGAAAATACCTCGATGTCGCTGTCTTTCCATGTTTCACATTCACATTTCATTTTTACTGCTGTAAATGTGGTAGGCTCAGGTGCTTCACTTGGGGTATTTGCCAGCACATCACCGCCCTCGATAGGTGGCAATCCTGCCAATGCACGTTTTTCATTTACGGTCATGTTTGCCAGCACGTTATTTGCTACCAATGGCGACAAACTGTTGATATTGTCAATGGTTTTCTGCGCTGCATCAATAACTTTTTGCTCACTTTCACCCAATCCTAACTGCTCACGGGCTTCATCTACGGTGGCAATTCCTGCACCATACAAAGCCACGTAATCAATAGCTAAAAACTCGCTGTCTTTGGTGCTGATTTGGATGCCGGGATAAACGGTTTCAAGGGTATTTTCAAGGCACGTTTCAATCTTTTCCTGCCTGCGGTTGATGTAGCTTTTATGCAGCAACTCATACGCCTGTATCATTTCGTTACGCTGCCCCAATGCACCCTCAGTTGCGTAGCCCAATAAAATCTTGGGGAAGTTATGACCGACGAAAATCTCATCCTGCACCGTTTCATTCAACTGCAAAAACTGCTTATCCATTTCGCTCGGTTGCAGGTGATTAATGGTGGCCTCTTTCTCGTTCATTTCATTGAACTGAATTAGCACACCACCTGCGTTGTCCGTGCCGGTTGTTTTGGCTTTGAACTTACGCTCAAATTCGTAGGCGATTTCCTGCGATGGCTGCCCTTTAAACAACTGTACCAACGTACCGTTTGAAAACCCGTTGCGGATGTTGTTGTTGTGGAAGTTTGCTATCTCAACATCAATTTCAATATACTGCAAACAATGCTGGTAAGGTGGCAGGGGGTAAACACCCAATCCCGGTGCGTATTCACGGAAGTAAAACAACTGCACCTCCATTGGCTGTGCCTTTTTGGGGTTGAAAGGGCGGTAATGCTTCATGTCCTCATGCTTCGCCTTTTTCCAATCCTCTGCGTACATATACAAGTCGTGGTCAAGTGTACGAACCTTGCTAAAATCAACGTGGTATAAAGCAGCTAATTGTCCCAATTTGTTGTAATGCACCTCGTATGCAAAGCCGTTGAACAACTCGTAATCAAGTGCCAGTTTATTTTTGAACTCCTGCACACCCTCGTAAGGGTTCACGTAATCAATTATTTTGACAGCGTTGGGGTTGCCCTCCACAATCGTTTCTTCACCTGCTACAAATCGTGCCTTTTGGCGTACGATTGCACCATGTTTTGGCGAACGGTTGTAAAATTCCAATAAGTGCTGCGGGAAATCGTTGGCTTCCCCAAAATACATTATGCCCTTATTCTTATTCTCTTTGAATACAGGCAACTTGCTTTCGGCAAAATTTATGCGTAATAGTTCAAAACTCATCCTACGTTGTGCTGTTTAATCGTTGTGTTGACCTCGTGGTCATTAAATGGGGTGTGGCTGGTAGAAACATATGCAAGGCCTCTGTCGATTTCCTC